AAGTCACAAAGCTTTTCAGAAGACGATTTATTTTAATTAACCCCCGGGTAAGTACATTTTACGCTTATGACAAACAAGGGTATTTATTGGCTGAATACTGATTCTAGAAAATTTCTCGCACGAGGCTATCTTCTAGAGAATGAAACAGCAGAACAACGTATAAGAGATATTGCTGAAGCTGCACAAGGCTATCTTAAGCTTAAAGGCTTTGCTGATAAGTTTGAAGATTATATGCATAAAGGGTTTTACTCTCTTGCATCTCCTATTTGGGCTAATTTTGGACGCGAACGTGGTTTGCCTATATCTTGTTTCGGGTCTTATGTTGATGATGACATGGATGCAATCTTGTATAAGATTTCTGAAGTGGGTACAATGTCTAAAGCAGGCGGTGGTACATCTGGCTTTTTTGGTGCTATTCGTCCGCGCGGAGCTAAAATTAGTTCTGGAGGAGAGTCAACTGGGGTTCATCATCAGCTTACCGTATTTGAATCTTTGACTGATTACATATCGCAAGGTAACGTGCGCCGCGGATCATTTGCAGCATATCTACCTATCGATCATAAGGATATTGAAGAGTTTCTTAATATTCGTAAAGAAGGGGATACTATCCAGAATCTCTCTATTGGGGTTTGTATTTCAGATGAATGGTTCAAGTCAATGATTGACGGAGACAAAGAAAAGCGTAGGATTTGGGGTTTAGTTATTAAGAAACGCTTTGAGTCTGGGTATCCTTATATCTTCTTTACAGATAATGCTAACAAACAAGCCCCTGAAGTTTATAAAGATAAAAAGCTAAAGATTCATCATAGTAACCTCTGCACCGAGATTATGCTTTCTAACGGTCCAGATGAATCATTTGTTTGCGATCTCTCTTCTCTTAATTTTGAAAAGTGGAATGAGTGGAGAGATACTGATGCAGTTGAAACTCTTGTATACTTTCTCGATTCAGTAATGACTGAGTTTATCAACAAGACTGAAAAGATGAAGTTTATGGCTCACCCGAGAAATTTCGCTATTAATCAAAGAGCTCTTGGTATTGGTTCTCTTGGCTGGCATACATTTCTTCAATCTGAAATGGTTGCGTTTGAATCAATAGAAGCAAAATTTCTTAACACCAAAATTTGGAGATTTGTACGGGAAAGAGCTGACAAAGCTTCTGAAGAACTAGCTAAGCATTATGGGGAGCCACCGCTACTTAAAGGGTACGGTCGCCGTAACGTAACTACACTAGCAGTTGCACCTACTACTTCAAGTTCTTTTATTCTTGGTCAGGCATCTCCATCGGTAGAGCCGCTCAACTCCAACTATTTCGTTAAAGATCTAGCCAAAGGCAAGTTTACATACAAGAACCCCTATCTTGAAGCTCTCCTTGAAAAGAAAGGCAAGAACTCCGACAATACCTGGAAGTCTATACTTGTTAAAGGTGGCTCAGTTCAGCATCTTGACTTTTTGACTCAAGAAGAAAAGGACGTGTTTAAGACATTTGGAGAAATCAGTCAAAAAGAAATCGTTATACAAGCAGCGGCACGCCAAAAGTTTATTGATCAAGGTCAATCATTAAATTTAATGATTCCGCCTAATACTAAGCCTAAAGATGTTAACGACTTGTTGATATTTGCTTGGGAGAATGGTATTAAGAGTCTTTATTATCAGCGCTCGGCAAATCCTGCTCAGGAGCTTGCTCGTTCTATATTATCTTGCGCTAGTTGCGAATCATAAATAATTTTGCGTGTAAACGCATTACTATGAAACTAACTAACTACAATAATAGTAACACATACAGAAATCCAACATCCCTTATTGAATCCTTTTTCAATAGGGATCCATTCGATCATCCTTTCTTTTGGGGTGACGTGAGCCGAACAGGGGACACTGTTAGGTTTAAAGAGGGGGACGAACTCACTGTAGAGGTGGATCTTCCCGGTGTATCCAAAGATAAAACAACGGTCTCAGTAGAGGGCCGAGTGGTATCTATTGAAGGCGCTCGTAAGGTCATCCATAAGGGTGGATCGCAAGAGGAAACCTTCAGCCGCAGTTTTACTGTCGGCAATAGTTACAACTTGGATAAAGCTAAGGCTGAACAGAAAGATGGTGTTCTTACTTTGGTATTTCCTAAGAACAAAGTGGAAAACGGCGGCAAGAAAGTTATTGATATTAACTAACTGTATTGCAAGTTGATACACGAGGGAGAGAGAAATCTCTCCCTTTTTTATTGTAAGTATTTATGTGAAAAAACTAAGCGCGCTTTTATTGCCAATTTTGTTCACAGGATGTACATTAATACCTGGTCTTAAAATGCCTGAGTCATGGAAGAGTTTAGGCGGCGGTAGCGCTACAGCAGGAGCAGTAGCAGCAGCTGATAAAGATAAAAAAGGCGTAGCGCAATTAAGTGAAGCAGATAAAAAAGTAGAAGAAGCTCGTAAAAAAATGGAGCAAGAATACGAAGAGTTTCGCAAAGGGTTATCTGATGCTTATAAAAAGAGAGAAGAAATAGATAACGCTAATTTTAAAAAAATTAGCGAGACCAATTTCGGTATATTATACGCAACTGAAGCTAAAAAAGATACTGATATAGATTTTGCTATTGCGCATTTTAGAGCTAAAGAAAATATGTTTCGTCTTGATCCATTACCTATTACAATGCAGGATCAAATAAAAAAAGAAGTAGATGCAGACCGCAAAAGAACCTCGGCTGATTTACTTAAAAAATACGAAAAACTTTTTGAAGATTCTAAAGCTGCAGCAGATGCTTACCAAAAAGCTACAGATTTAATTAAACAAAAAGAAGATGAAAAAGCTAAAATGAGAGCCGATAATAAAGCTGCTCTTGACAAACTTAATGCAGAAAAAGCTGCTGAAATAGAACGAATAAAAAAAGAAGCTGAAGATAAATTAGCTTTAGCTAAAGAAGCTCAAAAACAAGAATATCTCGGTTATATGATTAAAGCTTTAGTTGGCGTGGGTATATTATTTCTTATAGCAGCAGGGTTAATGAAAAGTATTAACATGGGTATAGTTGCTATATCTTCATTTGCACTTGCCTATACTATTGCCACTGCCCCTACTTGGGTTATAGGTACAGTGGTAGGGGTGACTGTACTGTG